ATGCCGCTGGACGCGACGCTTACATTGAAAGATGAAGGGCTTTCTGCTTATCACCAGCGTCATGTTAAACAGGGAGCCTTGGGGGTATTTCTCCGGGCGATTGAGGATGGTCGTATAGGTAATGGATCAGTCTTGGTTGTGGAAGGTCTAGATCGCTTAAGTCGAGCTGAGCCTATACAGGCCCAGGCTCAATTGGCTCAGATCATTAACGCGGGTATTACGGTTGTCACCGCGAGCGACGGGCGTGAATACAACCGAGCGGGTTTAAAGGCTCAGCCTATGGACTTGGTCTATTCGCTCCTGGTGATGATAAGAGCGCACGAAGAGTCAGATACGAAGAGTAAGCGTGTTAAAGCCGCAATTCGCCGGCAGTGCGAGGGCTGGTTGTCCGGCTCATACCGTGGGCTGATACGCAACGGCAAGGACCCTCAGTGGGTCCGATTGACTAGCGATGGGTGGGTATTGATCCCGGAACGTGTCGCCGCTGTAAAGCGGGCGCTGGAGCTTTATCGCCAGGGACTGGGCGCTGGTCGTGCTGCATTGGTTATGCATGAAGAGGGATTCCAGCTCACAGTAGGGGGAATCTCCGGGCTGCAGATATACCGGACGATCAAATTGCCCGCGCTTCGTGGTGTCAAACGTTTGAGCCTTGATGGTGAGAACTACGAACTGGAGGAGTATTATCCGCGAATCCTGTCTGATGCTGAATGGAGTGATTTACAGCACCTTGCGGGGCAACGATTGCGACGTCGCGGGGCTGGCGAGATACCAGGAATTATAACCGGTGTGGGGCTGGCATATTGCGGCTACTGTGGCACAGCGTTGGTGGCGCAAAACATCATGAAACGGCGGCGTTCCGATGGAAGCATCGCAGATGGTAATCGTCGTTTGCAGTGCACTTCTTATAGTAAGAACGCCGGCTGCTCCGCTGGTGGCAGTTGCAGTGTTGTACCGATTGAGCGTGCTTTGTTGAGCTTCTGTTCTGATCAGCTCAATTTGCAGCGCCTCCTGCAGGTGGGCGACGATGGTAAAAGTGTCCGTCAAAAATTGCTTGTTGCTCGTGCCGCGCTGGACAAGATCACCGCACAGGTTGAGAAGGTAACAGATGCCTTGTTGGAGGACGAAAGTGGTGCCTCTCCAATAGCCTTCATACGCAAAGCTCGAGAGCTGGAAGAACAGCAGGGTGTGGCTGAGCAAAATCTTAAACGACTTGAGTTTGAGTTGGCTGCGATGTCCAGCGCAGTCCAGCCGGTGCAGGCCGACCGGTGGCAAGAATTGGCAGCGCAAGTACGGGCAGATGACTACGCTGCTCGGGAGAAGGTCAGGCAACTGATCATGGACACGTTTGATCGGATCGTGATCTATATGAGGGGGATGAGTGCCAAGGATCGCGAGGGTCAAGAAATCGACGTACAACTGCTTTCGCGAACCGGACAACATCGTTTGATTCAGATCAATCGTCGGTCAGGTGATTGGGTGGCCAGCGAAGATTGGGGCTGATCTTGTTGGCTGGCAAGTGGCTACCGTATACTGTTTATATATACAGTATATGCAAGGAGCGTTTATGTCCCAAAGCGGCTATCCCGGTGTTCTTGAACGATCTTACTCACCCTATGAACTGCTCACGCGCCGTATTCACCGCCAGGTGAACAGCGCGAAAGCTCAGACGTTAAGACGGACCATAATTGCTAGGCAATCCGGTGAGAGGCTGGACGACTGGGATAGCCTTATTGACCAGCTGGACGTTGAGGATAGCGTCCGTGTTACGCGCTTGGAGGGCGGAGCTGTAGGGCTAACCTGGAGAAATCAGCATTTGTCTTAGGCATACACACGATCTAAAAATATGCTTTAGGCTTGTTTAAATGTATGCCTGAGGCTAATATTTCTCCATCAGCTCATGACAACGTTTGGTGCTGTCATGTCCGCCATGGAGTTAATCGGATGCATACCCTTCACCTTTCACCTCTCGCTCGCTCGAGGCTCTCCGCTCAGATCACCCAGAACGGTGTTTTCGTTCACACCTTCTACGGTGATAACGGCGTGAACTGTGCGAAGGCTGCGATCATCATAGAGCAGTGCGATACCGCCGTATCCATACGCATCAAGCTGCGCGATAGCATCAACAGCATTACCTTGGTCCATAGGGAGGACACAGGTAAACGCGCAGCTCGCTTCCTTGAGGAGGTGGCAAACGGGATGTCCTTAACCCCAACCTCTGAAGTTGACGAATTCATTGCCGCTAAGGAAGGCGCGACCATGACTATGACCATGCCAATTTCAGAGTTAGACAAGCGCTTGCTGAACCAGGGAATCGCTGGCTGGAGAAACGCCAATGCCGAGATCGACACGGCCATTCGATCAGAAAACTGGTGCGCAATAGAAAGCGCTCAGCAGAATCGGTCGCTTCAAGCGAACGCTATCGCACTTATCTTCCACAAGTACGCGGACGTCACAGTGAAGCAAGGTGAGCATCCATGATCGGTATTCCCAAGACGGGCACCCTAGAAAATGGTTGCATCACTGCCAACGTTACCAGCGGCTACCAGTTCACAACAGTCGACGGTCGACCTGCGCGTCTGGCAATCATTGATGAGCAGGGCAACGTGGTTGAATCAGGTGATGCCGTGGCTCGTGAAGCTTGGAACGTGTGTATTGCAGTGATCAAGAATTTCAAGATAGGGCAGGGTCATATCATCGTCCACAGTGCACCACCAGGCTTAGCTCCGGGAAATGATCAGAAGAGTGTAGAGCCTTTCAGACTATGAGCCGTAGTGCGTTCGTCCATCAGCATTGCAACGTGCCTGGCGCGTTGCTCTGTTCAACTGCCCTTGCTACCAGCAGATGCTCAGCTATTTGCAGAATAGTCACAGAAGCCTGCTGTCCAGGGGTGCTACATGCCAGTGATCTTGGCGTCGATTGCTCGACCAATGATTTCCCAACTGCCATCTAGTACCACCGGCTGATAGCTGGGATTGAGTGGTACCAAGTAGCCTACGCCAGCCTCTAGCGCGTACTGCTTAAAAGTCGTTTCTCCGCTGACAACGTTGCGGGCGACATAGAATTTTCCGCTGATAACATCGAAACCTTCAGGGCGAATCAGTATCGGCGTCCCCTCTGGAAAAGTGGGCGGCGTGTCCGAGGTCATCGACTTGCCCTTAACTCTCAACCAGTAACCCTTTGGGCCTGCATTCTCGGTAGAGCTAAGCCACTCATCTGATATGCCTGCCGGATAGCTGACAGTTGATTCTATGCCCGAGCCGGCATCTACCCACGTTATCAGAGGGTATTCGATCGCTTCTCTACGGGGCTGAATCATGGGGCTTACGTTTGCCATTTCAGCAATCTGAGCCGCTAGTCGTGGACTGAATTTTTCGACCGGTTCCTCAAGCACCCTCGCAAGCACTGACGCGAACTTGGCGTTCAAGGCGTTGACGCCTTTCAAATAGTTGTTCACTGACGCCGGGGTCATTCCTGCTGCATCAGCGATTTTTCTTTGATTGAGTTTCAGCGCGTTCTTTTTCGAAAGGAAAAGATCGTGGGCGGCTTTGCATTCCGCTAAGAGATTAGCTGGAAGAGGTTTTTTAGTATTGGTCATTAGTGAATTATAAGCCGCAGGCTAACAAATTTAGGCCACCTAAGGTTTCGAGGTTAAAAATAAAATATGCCGCAAGAATATAAAAAATTGATTTTTTGATATGCCTGAGGCTAATATCTGCGCGCTCGTAGCCCCTTTAGGTGAATGCCGTGGAAAAATTATCGTTAAGTGACTTCGTCAAGAAGATCGGCCAGGCCAAGGTTGCTCGTGCTTTAGGCGTCAAACCTGCATCTATCGCCAAAGCGCTGAAAATGCGCCGGAACATTGAGGTGGTTGTTGCCGCTGATGGCGCCTGCGTGGCTCAAGAGGTGCGTCCATTCCCCTCGCACGTTGCGGATGACCAAGACGGCAAGCAGGCTAAAAGCAGCGACGCTGCATGACCACGTCCAGTCCACGACAGTTGTCCGTTTCCCGAGACCAGGTGCTGGTGGCTCACGCCGTCGAGATGATTGCTCGCACCTGTTTCAGCCAAGACGACTTCGCCCAGGTGTTGAGTGCGAATTTGCACCAGCAGATCCCTGCGAAGGCCGCACTTAAGGATGTTCCCGACTTCACCGGGCTCGCCCTGGGCAACGACACCACGTCGTTCCTGCGAGCCTCTGGCGCCTGGCTGCGCCGCGTTGGGCGCTGGCTCAATGGCGAAGTAGATCTACCGAGTTGGCTGGAAGAGTCTTGGGTTGAGACGCTGGCCGGCGACTTTAAGGACAGTTGCATCAACGAGTTGGCAAGCCGGCACGGTCTTACAGGGGCGCGTGAATTGGATGGGAACGGCAACCCGCTAGGGGCGTTCGGCCAACTGGTAACGCGCCTCGGCACCACTGTTGCTTTGGGCAGTGAAATACTGGCTGACGGTCGTATAGATGCTGACGACTTGGATAAGCTGCCAGAGTTTGTTGATCGCCTGCGCTCAGTGGAAGCCCGGTGCGGCGAGCTGCGGTCGCGAGCGGAAACTGTTCTGCTTGAGCAGTCCAAGCACCCCCACCTGTCCCGGGTGAACTAGCGCCTGTGACTACCCTGGACAAGGACATCCAATCGCGTGCGGCCAACAGCCGTAAGGGCGGCGCCAGTAAGGGGCGGCCGGCGACTGTGCATAAAGACAAGAAAAGTCCACATGCCGCGCTGCACGCCCCAATTCGGGCACCTCGGTATTCAGCTCCACGTCGCTTGACGGGGCAGCAGTTGAAAAACCCGTTGCTGCGAATGGCCTTCTCTCGGCTTCGGCAGATCGGAGACCTACGCGGTAAATATTTGCGGGATCTGGATACCATCCATGGCGGTCGCCGCACGCGCTCCGAAAAGTTTGAAGCCCTGGCCAAGGCTTCTGAACAGATGCTTCTGCGGTTGGACTTGGCTACCGGTGTATTGGGGTGGCTCGACGTCGAGCGCGGGCAGTACTTCCTCAATACGCAATGCGGCATCGCGGAAGATTGCGATATGTCTCCAGCGTCTCTCAACCGGCTGATGCACAGTTTGGACCTGGCGGGGTACGTTTACCGGCGGATCGAAAAAGTTCGGCTGGACGAAAAGGACGAGGCTGGGCTTAACCTGGTGCGGACTCGTGTCCTGGTCCGGTTCACCGAAAAATTCTTCGCGGATCTTGGCGTGCGCTACCTTTGGTTTCGGGCCAAGAAGGCTGCGATCAAACGCCGGGACAAGGAACTACGTGAAGTCAGCGGCCTTCGTGCGGCACGCCAAGAGAAGGCATCACTGGAGGCGTTCCGGCGACAGCAATCCCGTAACAACTGGGAGAGAAGTGAGGCGCGCAAGGCGGCTCATGCGCATGGCCAACACGAAACGCTGAACCTTATTACCGGATCACCTGCTGGGTTAAAACCTCCCCTGGAGCCTGACAGAGGGCCGGGCGGCGTGGGTGAATCCATGGCGCGCCTACTACGCAACGTCCAAGTCAAGAAAGACACTCCGACGAATTAATCGCATCCCCTGCGAGGCCAGGTTACGCCTGGTGGTCGAAAAAACACCCTCCCGCTGCACTTGTCTCACCTGCACCCGCCGTAATGCGGATAAACGCGTACCGTCTCCCTGCATTTTTGTCGTCTTTTTCCAGCGGCGCCGGCGTGCGCGTGGGTGATCCAGGAAGCCCTTGAATTAAACGGAATTTTATACCCCTCTCAGCATCCCCAAAGGGTATTAAAAAGAGATTTTCGAGGTGTCCGTAGGTTCAGTGTGTTGGGTACATGATGATGCCTTCGCCCAAGGGCTCAGTTCGCTACGCTCAGCTTTTTATGAGGAGCGCGGGCTGCGCGCCCGCCCAGCGGCAGGGCAGTGCCCTGCACCCATGCTAGATACCCATCACTCCGTGCTGTCGATCTAGCGCCCTCAAAGCGGTAATTGGGCGCGCCGAGGTGAGTTTTAAAATTCACCGGCAGCGGTCGCGGGCGTGTTCGGGCGGCGCGGCTGATATTTTTTGGTGTGGTTTTGACGGGCTCCCGGCCGCTACGCGGGTAGCGCCGCGCCACGATTGTGGGATTCAGTTGAGAATGTCGCGGCGGCTTATATGCCTGCGCTGCAGGCATTCCGATGCGATAGCCGCCATTGGTGTTGGGCAGGGCCGCTTGGCGGCACTGTATCGATGAGGATGGGGCGAGGCGAGGAGTAGGGGAGGGTAGTCCGGCAGTCAGGCGGGTTGCGACGCGCCGACTTGGAGAAACAGCTCCTGCTGCTGTTCCGCCGGCAAATTTCGGATGCGTTCGAACAAGAGCGTTTCCAGGCGTTGTGTGGGGGGCCGTAGTGAGTGCTTGAAAGTCAGCTCGGATACCCACGTGTGCCCGCACTGAGCATCCAGGCATTGGCAATACAGTTTCACATACCCCCGGGTAATTTCTTCCCGTGAGCTGATTCGGCCCTTGTGATCGCAGGCAGTGCAGTAGATTCGCATAGTTCCCTCCCCAGGGTTTAAGAGCCATCATTATGCCTTTCTGATTGGTGATAATCACTAACTACTGTCTATTTATTCAGTTGTTTTCTTGGGTGTTTCGAGTTTTTTCCAGTTGATTCTCCTGTCATGGCGGAGCGTGTCGTTCAGCTGACTGAACAGCTGACAAATCGGCCTGATCTCGTTGCTGGTGTACACACGATCGATCTTCTCAATGTCCCCAAACCCGCCGCTGTTTTCCGGGATGATTCCGGCCAGGGCAGGGTTCATACGCCACGCCGCGATCACGTCATTGCGCGTGATGTTCTTCACCTTCTCCAATTCGTCCTTAGCCTGGAAGTCCCCCACCGGGATGATCTGGATGGCGTTTTCCTTGCCGTTGGGGATGTTGACGAACATTGAGCGGAAGTTACCCACACCCTTGCTGGCGCTGATTTGGGCGCGCAGGTTCTCTTCGTCTTCTTCGGTCAGGTCCGGGTCGTTGGTGTAGAAGATGTAACCCGCGTGCGCGCCGTTGCTGTAGTAGCGCCTGCGGAACAGAGTCGCTGCCTCGTTGAGCAACAGCGCCTGCAGACCGCCCAGGTAGTCGGGCACGCCGTAGATGTTCTGTTCCACGTCGTAGTCCAGGACGTGTTCGATTTCGTCCTGGTGGAAGTCCATGTACTTGCTGTCTGGCAGCAGCATCCTGAACCCGCCGTCGACCTTCACCCGCATGTTGATGGCGGGCAGGTGTTGCATCTCCAGCACTTCGCCAAAGGCGTTGGTATCACGATAGAAATACGCCTCCCCGAACACCATGTAATCCAGGCTCGCCCGTCCCATGGTCTGCGTGCTGCAGCCCTCGGACGGGATGAATTCACGCAGCAGCAGGTTGCGCTTGAACTTGGGGATGGCGCCGTGGTGCGCGTTGGCGCGCAGCAGCTTGGCCAGGCCCGCCCGTGATACCGGCGGCTTGTAAATTTCGCCGTCGTCGCTGAGAAATACCCCCAGATACTCGCCTATGTTGCCGGACAGCACCTGTTCCGGTTCTCCGAAGGTGAACGCCCGCATGGGCTGTGGCTGTCGTACCTGCTGGCTGACTTGGGGCTTTTTGTGTCGTGGCTTGGGCATTGGTTCCGCTCGTGACATAGCGGCTACGGCGCCGCTTGTTGGTGTTGAGGGGTTCATTGAAGAGGGCATGCATGATCGACCAGGCGATATCGGCGTGGCCGGTGGCGTCCGTGCGCGAAGCGCTGTAGGTGACCTGGCCGCTGGTGGTAGTACCGCGCTTGATGGTCAGGAATGCCTGAGCGATATCGGTCCAGCCGGCGTCCCACTCGATGCGACTGCCCTGGATCGTGTCCTGGGCCTTGAGTACCAGAGTATTTTTGGTTTCAAGGCTGTAATGGATAGCGGTCGCACGCGGGTAGAAGTCGCGCACCAGGTCAAACACGCCGTAACCGATACCGGTAGTGTCGATGCCGATGTGCTGCACATTGAAACGCTCGGTTAGTTTCTTGACCTGTTCGGCCTGGTACTTGAACGACTGCCCACGCCAGCTGTGTTTTTCCAGGATGCGGAATTTCGCCCCGGGTTCCAGTGGCGGGGCGACCACCACGCAGGTGGCGTCGTCGCGGGTACGGCTTGGATCGTAGCCAAGCCATACCGGGCTGTTGCCGAACGGCCGATCCATTTCCGGATCGTAGTCCTCCCACAACGACAGGTCGGAATAGCAGCGCTCCAGATCCTTGAGGCCGAACGCGCTCTGGCTGCTGTCGATGAACTTGCAGTAGAACAGCTGCTGGAATTTGTCTTCGTCGTACTCCAGCTGCAGCTGTTCCAGGTCGAACAGATCGCAGCCGCCGGCGATGGCGTCGTCCAGAGTGATGGTCTTGCGCCATTGACCATCCGGGCATAGCGCACCCTGGGTGTAGGACGCCTCGGTGGGCCAAGTGCCGCCGGCTTTCTTACCGCGTTTGCTGTTGCGGAATTCCTCACCCGACCAGAACGGGTATGCCTGATGCGACACCGCGCTTGGCGTCGAGAAATAGGTTTTTCGCCACTTCTTGTGGGTGCCCATGGCGCTGGCCACGGTGCTGAGTTTGTCGAAGTCACGTATCCAAAAATACTCATCGACATAGACGTGGCCATGGTAGCCCTGGGCGGTGCTGCTGTTGGTGCTGAGAAAGCGCAACTCGGCGCCGTTGCTGAGCGTGATCGGGTTGCCGGTCAGCTCGATGTCGAACCACTGTTTGGCAAACTGGATGATGTAGCTGCGGAAAATCTCCGACTGGGAGCGGCTGGCCGACAGGAACACCTGGTTGTCGCCGGTCAGCACCGCATCCATGAAGGCTTCGCCGGCGAAGTAGTAGGTGAGGCCCACCTGGCGGCTTTTCAGGATGTTACGGATTCGGCACGTCAGCGGGTTTTGCTTGGCCGCGAACAGCTCCTGCTGATAGCGGTACATCTTGCTGATGAACTTATCCAGGAAGTCGACTTCGGTCAGCCCGCTGATGTCGTTCTTGGCTTTTTTCTCGCGTTTCTTCCCTCCGCTATCGCCACGGCCCGAACGTTCGCCACGCGCGCCCTGGCGGCGTTCCTGCGGTTCGCTGCCTGATTCCCCGACCGATGCCGGCGACGGCTTGACCGCTTGCTTTAACAAGCGCTCGCGCACCGTTGTCAATCGGTCCAGCTCGTTGAGTTCGTCTTTGGTCAGGCTGCTGGCTTTGTCCAGGAGCAGGGTGATACGCCGGCCGACTGCGGTCAGCGGTTCTTCGTCCGACAGCATGTCCTCCCAACCGCCCTGGCGTATCCAGTAGTAGACGATGCGGATGTTGGGCAGGTTGAGCTGCGCCTGAATTTCCTTGGCCTTACAGCGGCGCAGAAACAGGCGTTTAGCGGCTTCTTTAACTTCGGTCGAGTAGTACATGGGCCGCAGTCTATGCGGCGAAAACGCTGGAAACGCGGGGTTAAATTCCGTGATCCACCTATATCGCGGTTATAGGAGAAACGCGCATTTGAACCGTTTGTTTGGGGCTTGGCGGCTCCCTATCGTGGCGGCTCATTCAACCGATTGAGCGCAGTTATCGTCCATGCCCCGTTCCCTTGTTTCATTCTGGAAACGTGTCGCCACCAGCGGCATTACCGCCGATGGTCGCGAGATCCTTCCCCAGGAACTGCGCGATATCGCTGAAACCTATAAACCATCGAAATACACGGCTGTGATCTGGTGTGAACACCAGCGTGCAGAAGGTTCTTTCGGCACCGTTTACGCGGTCCGTCTGGTCGAGGAGGGCGATGATCTGGAGGAAGGGCAGGTTGCCCTGGAGGCCCAGCTCAAGCCCAACGATCGGCTGCTGTACCTGAATGACCAGGGGCAGAAGCTGTTTACCAGTATTGAGATTTGGCCGAATTTCGCCGGTAGCGGCAAATCCTACCTGACCGGCCTTGCGGTCACCGACACACCGTCAAGCCTTGGCACTCAAGAACTGTACTTCTCCCGCCAAACCAATAAAGCGACGTACTACGCCGCGTCCGTTGAACTGGGCTCTTTTGAAGCTGAGCCGCAAAGCGAGGTCGGCAAGTTGATCGGCTTGCTCACCGGTTTGTTCAAGCGCTTTTCCACGGATGCCGAGCCCGCCGAACCAACCACCCCAACTGAGAGCAAACCCCCAATGGATGAAGCTACCGCAACGGCGCTTAAAGCCCTGCTGGAGCAGCTGCTTGTCGTCGCTGCCGGCATTCAGGCTGTGATTGAACCCGCCGCCGCAGACGCACCAGAACCCGACCAGGCACCCATCGACGACGTGAGCGCGGCCGTAGACGAGATCGTCACTACAGCAGAAGACGAACGTGAGTTCAGCCGTAAGGGCGCGGCCACGAATAAGGCCCTGTTGGCGAGCATGGCGGCTTTGGAAAAACGTTTCACTGCGCTGCAGAACACTTCCGCAGGTCGCCAGTTGCCACGCAACCCCGGCCCAGTAGCCGCCCCACGACGTAAGGTGCTCTGACATGGCCCAGCCTTTAAGCGCCCGTGGCGCCAAGCAATATGCAGAGCTGCAGGAAGCGATCGCCGAAGCGTATGGCGTCCAAAGTTCGGCCCGCATGTTCAGCGTCGACCCGACGATTGCCCAGGAACTGAACGACGCAATCACCGCGAAAGCCGACTTCCTGGAACGTATCAACGTCGTCCCGGTGAGTGAGATTAAGGGCGAAAAAGTCTTTATCGGCGTGAATGGCCCGGTCACTGGCCGCACCAATACCAAGACCACCGACCGCGAAGCCAAGGACGCCTCGGCGCTGGACAATACCACCTACGAACTGGCTGATACTCAGTCGGACGTGGGCCTGCCATACGCCAAGATCGACGCCTGGGCGAAGTTTCCCGACTTCAAAGAGCGCTATTCCGCTGCAGTGCAAAAACGCATTGCCCAGGACCGTATCGTTATAGGCTTCCACGGAACCCGTGCCGCCCCTCAGACCGATCTGGCGGCCAATCCAAAGCTGCAGGACGTGAACAAGGGCTGGCTGCAGCAACTGCGCGAGCAGGCCCCGCAGCAGGTGCTTAAAGAGGGCGCCACCGCCGGCAAGGTGACGTTGGGCGCAGGTGGTGACTACGCCAACCTTGATGCCCTGGTGCACGACACCAAGCAGATGGTGGACGAGATCCTGCGCGAAGACGGCGACCTGGTCGCGATCATCGGCACTGACTTGCTCGCCTCTGACAAGGCCAAGCTGTACACCAAGCAAGGCGACACGCCCACCGAAAAAGAGCGCATCGAAAACGCCCAGGTGATTGCGACTTATGGTGGCCTGCCAGCTTTCAGCGTGCCGAACTTCCCGGTCAACGCAGTGCTGGTCACCAGTTGGGACAACCTGTCGATCTACTACCAGGACACCAGCTGGCGTAAGCAGACGATCGAGAACCCGAAGCGCTCCCGCGTCGAGGACTACAACAGCCGCAACGAAGGCTACGTGATCGAGCAGCTGGAAAAGATCGCGTTCACTGAAAACGTTGAATTGGTGGCGGCGTGAGTTTGGCCCTGGCGCACAAGCGCCGCACCCTGGCCATGGGCAGCACAGCAGTAGCGGCGCTCGCCGCTGCTGCAAGCTTGGCCTACTCGCCGGCCGATGCCCTGAGCAGTCCCGCCAATGCGCGCAAGCACTTGCTACTGCAGGAAGCCGCGTTGGACCAGGACCTGGAGCGCCTGAGCGCGATGAAAGGGGCTTTGGCGGGACGCCAATTGCTCAAGCGCGACGAGCTGCTGCCCAAGTACCAAGAATACGTCCAACGCTACTGCGAGTCGGGGCTGAACTTCCCTAACCGCGTTGCGGTGCAGGTGATGGTGTGGCTGTTCGACACCGCCCAGTTCGAAGACGCGCTGGAGCTGGCCGACTTCCTGATGGAGCAAGGCCAGAAGATGCCGGAGCGATTCAAGCGCCGCGACATCCAGACCTTTGTTGCTGATGCGATAGCCGACTGGGCCTACGACGAATACAACGCGGGCCGCAGCCCTGAGCCTTACCTATCCGAGCTGTTGCCCCGCGTTGACGGCGAATGGGACCTGCCTGAGCAGATCCCGAGCAACTACCACAAGTTGATCGGCATGCGCGCTATGGAGGCTGAGCAGTGGAAAACCGCGCTCAAGCATTTGGAGCGCTCCACCGAGCTGTACCCGAAAGCCGGCAACGACACCCGCATCAAGAAGGTCCGCAGAGCCTTGGAAAAACAAGCGGCCGTTACCCCGGCCTCCGAATAACCGACTACCCCCCCAGCGGGGACCTGTGGAAGTGAGCCGCCCATTTATGGACCGTCCCACTGAAAACAGGCTCCCCGCCCTATTTGAGCGGCCAGCAATGAGCTTTTCCGGGAAACCCACCACCTTTGTGGAACTGACGATCGAGAATGACGGCTTCTGGCCGGACCTTTCTGTGACCGAGTTTCAGAAAGAACAACGCGTGCCGGCGGAGTACCTGGTAGAGCTGCTGGTCGACACACTGAAAAGCGCCATGTTCGAAGTGAACACCGACCTGGCCCGCGTGAAAGCGAAGCTGCAGACGGCAGGGGTATCGAACCTGCAGGCAGCGGCCGGTGTGGCCACCCCCGCAGAATGGGCTTACGCCTATAAGGTCACGCTCTATAAACGCGCTGTCTACAGCCGTGCCAAGGGCAATTCACTGCCCCAGTTTGCCACCGTCACCCGTCGCGAAAGCGCTGAAAACACTGGCAAGGAAGCGGCAGAGCGTGCCGAAACCTTCCTGGCTTTCAGCCAGCAGGCCGTGCGTGCCCTGCAGGGCCGCGGCCGCATTACGGCGTCGTTGCAATGATCCAGCTGCAGGCGCTGACCGCCTACCTGATGGCCCGTAACCTGGTTGCGCCTGAGCTATTCGACAGCTGGACCGAACAGGTCAGCCTTGAGCTGATCTGGAAGCCCGACCGCGACGGCCTGCACATGGCTGACATGCGCTATCGCGCTGTGTTCTCCCTGGAGCGCTTCACCGGCAACCCGGCGCGACTGATGGCCCTGGTAGGCAGTTGGCTGGAAAACCATGATCCCGATCGGGACCGCCACGAATTGCCGGCGCCGCTGTTCGCAGTTGAACCCCTCGACCAGGACAGCTTCGATGTAGACCTGTCCCTGGAATTCATCGAGCCGCAATACCTGGCCGAAGATCCCGCCGGCGAGATTGAGGCGTTCGGCAAAACCTGGGCGTTCGTCCCCTTCGATCTGTGGGTAGCTGAGCAAGGCGAGGTGGGCAGCGATGGCCGCTAATCCGCTCGCCCTCGATATCAGGGGCATGGTCAACGTCGACGCCCAGCTGGCGTTGCTTGAGCTGCCGCCCCAGTTGCGCCGGCGACTGCTGAACAACGTGACCAAGCGCGTGCGGACGATGAGCCGTAAGCGGGTACGCGAACAAAAGAACCTGGACGGCACGCCGTTCGCTGAGCGCAAGGGCTCGGCCAAGGGCAAAAAGAAGATGGAAGCCGGCCTGGCCAAACTGCTGCAGGTGACCCGCGTCAGCTCCGACGAAGCCGAGCTGGGCTGGAAAAACGCCCTGACCCGCTGGGTCGCCGCGCAGCAGCACAACGGCGTCAGCGAGCGACGTACCGCCGCGCAGATGCGGCGCTGGAACAAAGTCCCCCCAGGCATCGCCTGCACCGACAAACAGGCCAAGCGTCTGCGTCGGTTGGGCTTTCGTGTCCGCCAGAAAGGCAAGAAGGCGCTGGCCAGGCCGTCCGTGGCCTGGATTCAAGAGCATGTGAACTACGCCAAGGCCGGCTTGCTGATCCGCATTTTGAACGACGAACGAACCGAGTCCACCGGCGCGCAGAGCTGGGACATCACCCTGCCAAAACGCCAGTTTCTCGGTGTGGAGAGCGGAAACGAAACCCGCGACCTGGTTAACCAGGTGTTCCAACAAATCCTTAATTCACCCCGCTAACGAGGCACACCATGGCACTTGGCAAGGTCAGCGTTAACAATCTCAATCTGGGCCAAGGCGCCGTGACTGAGATCGAGCGCTATTTTCTGTTCATCGGTCCCGGCCCGAAAAACACCGGCAAATTGATCGCCCTCAACACCGACAGCGACCTGGATTCGCAGCTGGGCTTACCAGCCAGCGACCTGAAAACCCAGATTACTGCTGCCCGCTTGAATGGCGGCGATCGCTGGGCTTGCCTGGCGGCGCCGATCAGTGCTGACGGTGACTGGAAAATCGCCCTGGAAACCGCGCAGCAACAGGGCTTTTCCGTCGAAGCCGTGGTGGTCACCAAGCCAGTATCCAAGGGCGACGAACTGTCGGCCATGCATGACGCGGCTATTTCCCTGAACAACACCTACGGCCGGCGCGTGTTCGTCATGGCAGCGTCTGCCGGCATCGTCGCACCGCTGACCTGGGCGCAGTACCTGGTAGAGCAGAAGGCAATCACCGCCGACGTGGCCGCGCCGCGTGTGTTGGTGGTTCCGCAGCTCCACGGCAATGACCTGGGCGTGTTGGCCGGTCGCCTGGCCAATGCCGCCGTCAGCATCGCTGACAGTCCAATGCGCGTGGTCACCGGTGCGGTGTTGGGCTTGGGTGCGGTGCCGGTCGACGGCGAAGGCATCCCGCTACCGTCCGCGATTCGTGCCGAGCTGGATAAGGCGCGCTTCTCGGTCGCCCAGACCTATCCCGACTACCCGGGCGTGTACTGGGGTGACGGCAACATGCTGGACACGCCTGGCAGCGATTACCTGGTGATCGAATATCTGCGCCTGGCTGACAAGGCCGCTCGCCAGATCCGCCCCCTGTTGATCCGCCGCGTGGCCGATCGCCGCTTGAACAGCACCGCCAACAGCATGGCCGTGAACGTCAACGCGCTGATGGCGCCACTGCGCAAGATGGCCAAGTCGACCAAGTTCGCCGGCCAGGTGTTCCCAGGCGAGATTCAAACGCCCAAAGACGGCGACATCGTACTGACCTGGAAGAGCAAGACCGCCGTTGAGGCGTACATCAAGCTCAAGCCTCACAACTGCCCGAAAGACCTCACGGCGAACATCGCCCTGGACCTTTCCACCGACGATTCGGAGTAACCCCTCATGTCACGTATTGGCGGCAAGAACTTCGACGTGAACCTGGGCGATCTGCAGGTCCACGTCGAGAGCTGCACCCTGGACATCACCGACAACAGCAAGACCGCGCAAACCCGGGGCGTGCCTGACGGCTACGTCGACGGCGACGTGGCGGCGGCTGGCGAGATGGAGCTGGACTCTACCAACTTCACCCTGGTCGTTGAGGCAGCACGTACTGCAGGCAGCTTTCGCAAGCTGGGAGCGTTCGACGTGGTGTTCTTCGCTAGGGCCGGCGACGACGAGCTGCGCATTGAAGCGTTCGGCTGCAAGTTGAAGGTTTCCAGCCTGTTGAACATCGATCCCAAGGGTGGCGAGAAGACCAAGCACAAGGTGCCTTTTGAGGTCACCAGCCCGGACTTTATCCGCATCAACGGCGTGCCGTACCTGGATGCCACCGAGATTGAGGGCATTAGCTGATGGTCTGCCCGTTCGATCGCGCCCAAGCCCTGGAACAACGTCAGCGGGACCAGGCTATCAACGCCCAGTTGGCCCAGGCCCGGCGTGAGTCAGCGGGCCCAAGCCTTACTCACTGCCAGGACTGTGACAACGAGATTCCCCCAGCGCGCCAGGCGCTTGGCGGCAAGACCCGTTGCGTCCCGTGCCAGTCTTTTTTCGAAAAAGGAGTGCAGCGATGAGCGCGAATCAGGTGGCCCAGGACACCGCCATCGCATTGGCAAAGGCGTCGCCTGCGATCGGCGTAGCGGCCACTGGAGCGACAGGGACCGTCGACTGGTCGGCTGTCGCCTACATGCTGACTGCGCTTTACATGATGCTGCAGATCCTCCTGTTGGTTCCGAAGTATCGCCAGATGTTGCGCGACTGGAAGGTGAAGCTATGAGCCTGCGCGGCAAGATCGCCGCCGGCGCTATCGCACTTTGCAGCTCCACGCTGGTGGTGTTCCTGGGCACGTGGGAAGGCAACGGCCAGAACACGGTCTATGCCGACAAGTTGGCCCATGGCCTGCCCACCGTGTGCAAAGGCATCACCCGCCATACAAGCCCGTACCCCGTGGTTGTGGGTGACTACTGGTCGGACGCCCGGTGCAACGAGGTAGAGCAGTTGGTGATCAGCAAAGGCCAACTGCAACTGGCTGACTGCATCACCAACCAGGAGGTGGGCCAGAACACGTTCGACGCCCTGAGCAGCCATGGCCACAACTTTGGCAACCCCAGCACCTGCGCCAGTCGCGCCGTGGGCCTGATCAATGCCGGCCGCATCAAAGAGGGCTGTCAGGCCCTAGCCTGGGCGCCTGATGGCAAAACCCCCGTATGGGCCTTTGTCACCACCGCCCAGGGCAAGAAGGTGTTTATCCCGGGCCTGCACGCGCGCCGTTTGGCGGAAGTGGCTCTGTGCGAGGCGGGCCTGTGATGCGCGAAGGCACTTTCATCCTGGTGGTGTGCCTGGTGGCCTGGTTCGGCTTTGACCTGCTTGAAGGCCAGCGTGACACCGCTCGTAGCGAGCGTGACGCCGCGCTATTCGAAGCCAGCGGCCTGCGCGAAGCGGCGCGTATCAGCGGCGAGATGCTGGCCGAACGTGACGCCATCGACCTTCAACGCACCCAGGAACTCAACGATGAACGCACCGAAAACGACGGCCTACGCCGCGCTGTTGACGCTGGCATTAACAGGTTGCGCCTCAACGCCACCTGCAGCGCCCCAGCCGCCCAAGCGGCCAGCACCGGCGGCGTGGCTGATGCAAACACCCCCGAACTCACTGCAGACGCTCGACAAGATTATTTCACCCTCAGAGATCAGCTCGCCCTTAGTCGGCAAATGATCCTGGGCCTGCAGGACCACGTGCGCCGGGTTTGCCTGCGCTGACTCACCACTTTTTAACCCTGAATGGAGCTACACCATGACCGATAAACGCGACATCACTCTGGAAATTGGCGACCAGGAATTCACCTTTGAGCTGACCCCGCAGGACGTCACCAAATACTTCAACGCGGTGAACCAGAACAACAAGGTTTCGCCCGCCAACAACCTGCTGGTCACCACCGTCAAGCAAGAAGAACGCGCCCGTCTCAAGGGGATGCTGGGCAATCCGGTGTTGGTGATGCAACTCGCCGGCACGCTCCTCGAGGAGTACGGCCCGGACGTTGAAGTCACCGTAAAAAAGCCCTCGACCACGCCGAACGACTAACCGAAAACGGCCTTGGCCAACTGGTAGCCCTGGCCAGCCGCTGGCTACCTGGGGCCGAGCCCACCGCCGAGGTGATGGGCACGGCCAAATGGCTGGAGGACGAGCACTGGCGGCGGATGGAAATTGCCATAGCCAACGGGATCGCCCACGCACTCAACGGATAAACATCGATGACAGACCGTAGCGCCCGCCTGGCCTTCATTTTGAGCCTGACCGATAAGGTCACAGCCCCCATGGGCAAGGTGAAGACAAGTTTTTCTGACCTGGCCCAACAGGGCCAGAAGAACATCACCCAGATGGGCCTCGGCCTGGCTGGGATGGTGGGCGCCGGTGTGGCCATCACCCAGTCCCTGGAACCAGCTTTGGAGATGAACCGCGCCCTGGGCGAAGTCCGATCGTTGAGCGTGGCAGAAGATGCGTTGAATGCACTGAATCGCAAGTCCCTGGAATTCTCCGTCGCCTATGGGGAGAACGCCCGGGATTTTGTTGCCTCGGCTTATCACATCGAAGGCGCTATAAAAGGGTTGGTGGGCAATCAACTGGCGACGTTCACTAACGCCAGCGACGTGCTGGCCAAGGCCACCAAGGCCGACGCGGGCACCATGGGTACCTATGTCGGCACCATGTACAACCTGTTCAAGGGGCAGGCCGACGCCATGGGCAAAGGCCAGTGGGTTGAAACGCTGGCCGGCCAAACTGCCACCGCCGTGCAACTGTTCCGCACCAGTGGCGAGCAGATCGGCGAAGCATTCAAGGCGGCAGGCGGCCTGGCCAGCACTGCCGGTGTGAGCTTGGCCGAACAAATGGCGGTGCTGGGCACGTTGGGCGGCACCATGGACGGCGGGGAGGCTGGTGGCCTCTACAAGTCGTTTTTTGAAAACGTCAGTAGCGCATCGGAAAAGCTCGGCATGTCCTTTGTCGACCAGCAGGGCAAGTTGCTGCCGATGATGAACATCCTGGACAAGCTCAAAGGCAAGTTTGGGGATCTGTCGATCGAGGCCAACGGCAAGCAGCTGCGCGACGCCTTTGGCGGTGAGGCGGCACGCCTGATCACCACCCTGATGGGTGACACCGGCCGCTTGAAAAACGGCATGGAACAGCTGGGCAATGTGCGCGGGCTGGAAAACGCCGAGCGCATGGCCAAGGCCATGGTGGACCCGTGGCAACAGTTCGGCGCCGCTGTGCAGGCGCTGCGTATCGCATTCGGCCAGTCATTGATCCCGATCCTGGCGCCGCTGATGGATCGCCTGGTGGGCATTGCCAGCACGCTGACTCGCTGGACCCAGTTTTTCCCCAACATCACCCGCGTGATCGGCATCGCCACGTTGGTGGTGTTCGGCATCATCGCGGCCATGTCCTTGCTCACCTTGACCGTGGGCATGTCGAAGATGGTCTGGCTGGGCCTGGTCACGGTGTGGAAAGTGCTGACTATGGCCGGCCTGCGCAGTATCGCCATGTTCCTGTACCACACCGTAATGGTGATCGGCTTCGTGGCCGGCCTGGTGCTGATGGTCGCCTGGATGGGCCTAGTTAAGGGCGCGATGCTGCTATGGCAGGGCGCTATCTGGCTGGTCAACACCGCGTTGCTGGCCAACCCGGTGACCTGGATCGTGATCGGCATCGTTGCCCTGGTCGCGGCCGTGGCGGCGGCGATCATTTACTGGGACCAGTGGACCAGCGCGCTACTTAACAGCGAGGCATTCAAATGGGTCAGCGGCCAACTGACCGCCTTGTCGGAGTGGTTCGACTCGATGGGCGGCTGGTCGAGCATGGCCAGCGCCGCCTGGGATGGCATCGTCAGCATCTTTAAACAGGCCATCAACGGCTTGATCGAGATGTTGAACAAGATCCCCGGCGTGAACATTGAAGCCGCGTTCGGTGACATGCCGGCGGCGCCTGAGCTGCCAGGTATCAGCGCGCCAACTGTTGAGGCGCCGATGCTGCCGCAACTGGTGAGCGCTCCCCAGCAGCCGATCCAGGCGCCGCTGATGATGGCCACCACACCGAAAATGCCTGCGTCAGCCATGCCGACCCTAAACGCCCTACAGCCCCAGGCCCATGCGCCGGCCCTGGTCATGGCCCCGGTACCGAAAACCCCGGCGCCGATCGCGCAGCCACTTTCCGCCCTGGAAGCGCCGCGTCAACCGCCGGCTCTGGTGTTGGCTTCGGCTCCTACAGAGAAGGCCGAACAGAGCCAGCAGCGCATCAACGGCGCTGTGGCCAGCCTGTCACCGAAACGGCCCGACGCCGTGCCCCGGGGCGGCTTGCTGGCGAGCATCCAGAACAACAACCAAACCCAGAACAAGGGCACCCACGTGGAGAACGTGAACATTCATACCGGTAAGCAAATGAACCCGCTGGAGCTGGAAGGCATGTTGGCCATGGCGGTGGGCGGATGAGCGAGTACATCGACCTGTTGATCATCGACAACGACCTGTCGCTGGACCTATCCCGCCAGCCGCTGCTGATCGAGGACCGGGCCAGCATCGCCCAGGACATCGCGCACATGATCCGCGAGAGCGGCTTGCTGGTAACGCTCGTGGCCGAGCGCAGCAAGTTGCGTCAGCGCGACTGCATCCAGCAACTGGAACTGCTAGTGGAGGCCGACGCACGCCTGGTACCGGGCACCGCGTTGATTAACCAGGTGCAACCCGGGCAGTACCTGGTCACGGCCAAAACCCTGAAATTCGGTGACATCGAGGTGACCCTTTGAGCGACGTCCATTTTAAACAGGCGCTGGCAGACGCCGGCATTCCGATCACCGAGGAAGGGCTACGCCAAGCCTGGGAAAAGGAAGTCGCCGCCCAGGGCAGCAAGATGAGCAACACCAGCGCTTACTCGCCGTTCTGGCGGGTCATCACAGCGTTAGTGACCAAGCCGGTCATGTGGCTGATCAGCTTTATCAGCGACACCGTGTTGCCCAACTTCTTTGTCAAAACTGCCCGCGACAAGTGGTTGGACATGCTGGCTTGGGCGGTCAACGTCGAGCGCAAGGGCGCGACCAAGGCCAAGGGCGTGTTGCTGTTTACCCGTGACGTCGCCGGCGGCGCGTTGGAGCTGCCCGCCGGCATCCTGGTGCAATCGGCGGCTATCAATGGCCACATCTATCAACTGGTGACCACCCAGGCCGCGACCTTCGCTGACGGGTTGGTGCAGTTGGAAGTCCCTGTGGAAGCGCAGGACGTGGGCAGCGGCTACAACCTGGCCCCGGGTTATTACGCGATTCTGCCGGTACCCATTGCCGGCATCGTCCAGGTGGTGAACGCGGATGGTTGGCTGATTGCACCAGGCGCAGATCCTGAGCCGGATGATCAGCTGCGTTTGCGCGTGCGTAACCAGTTCTCGGCGGTCAACCAGTGGCATACAGACGCGGTCTACCGGGCGATGATTTCAGCCTTCCCCGGCGTGCGGCCAGATGGCGTGTACTTCCTGCACGGCGCACCCCGGGGCCCAGGCAGTGCCAATGCCTACGTGCTGTTTGAAGCGGACGTGCCGGCGGCGACCTACCTGGAGCAAATCAACGCGCATATCCGCGACCAGGGCAACCATGGCCACGGCGACGATCTGCTAGTGATGGTCATGCCCGAAACCCAGCACGCGCTGCGCCTGACTCTATGGCCACACGCTCTATTGGGCGCCGAACAGCGCACCAAGCTGCAGGCCGACGTCGACCAGTTCATTCGCGCCGCCTTCCGCGAGAGCGGTACCGGTGACTATCAGCCGACGCTGACCTATCCGCAGTCGCGGTTCTCATTCAGCCGCCTGGGCGAAGAACTCCACCAGCAGTTCGCCGGCATTGAGTCGCTGCACTTTGATAACGCTGACATCGTGTCGGAACTGAGCATCCCCCGGATTCAATCGCTGCAGGTGGTGTTCGCATGATCAAGCTGAATCTGCCGTTCTGGCTCGATGGCCCGCAACTGACCAAGCTCAAAGCCGCCAGCCAAGCCTGGTGGGAAAAGGTCGAGGGCTGGTTGCAATGGCCGCTGCTGCAGATGGACGCAGACACCTGTCATTTGACCGTGCTCGATCTGCTGGCCTGGCAGCGCGATATCAGCCGCTTCAAGGACGAACCCGAAAGCCTGTACCGCTTGCGGGTCAAGTTCGCCTTTATCAACGCGGTCGACGCCGGCAGCACGGCCGGGCTTAAACGCATTCTGCAGCGCCTGGGCGTGGGCTACGTCGAGATTGACGAGCGTATGCCAGACCGGGACTGGGACGTGGTGCTGCTGCGTCTGTCCGACTCGCAGCTGTCGCAAAACCCCGAGCTGATGCGGGTTTTGATCCAGCAGTACGGCCGCACCTGCCGGCGTTATGACTTCGTGACCATCACCCCCGTATCACTGCGCATTGTCGCGGTGGACTTCAACGACGACCAGCAAACGCTGGTTGCCAGCCTGTAGGAGCCTCCCGTGGGAGCCAGTATTACCCTTGCAGGTGAAAGCCTGATCGCGCAAAAACAAGGCGCACAACAACCCCTGATTGTTTCCCGCTTCGTGCTGGCCAACGTGCCCGGGCTGGATCCTAACGGCCCGGTCGACCGAGCGGCGCCGAAGCCAGCCGCGCACCTGGTGGCGACCTATGACGTCACCCAAAAAGGTTTCGTGAACCCCAACCAGATCGTTTACAGCCTGATGATGGGCAGCGATATCGGGGACTTTGACTGGAACTGGATCGGCCTGGAGAGCGCCGAAAACGTGCTGCTGGCCGTGGCCTACGTGCCGCTGCAGCAGAAGCGCAAGAACATTCCCCCGCAGCAGCTGGGCAATAACGTGACGCGCAATTTCCTGGTGGTGTTCGACGGCGCCCAGGCGCTGACCGGGATCACCATCGACGCCAAGACCTGGCAGCACGACTTCACTGTGCGCCTGCACGGCATCGACGAGCGCGAGCGCTTGAGCAACCGCGATACCTTCGGGCGGGCCTGTTTTTTCAGCGAAGGGCTGAAACTGGCCAAAGTCGGCAACGGTTACCAGCTGCAGCCGGGTACCGCCTATGTTGAAGGCGTGCGTGTGTTGTTGACTGCAGCGGTCGCTGTCGCGCCGCCAGCGTTCCCCGCCAAAGCCTGGCTGGATGTGAGCCTGGAGCGCCAGTTAAGTGATGTGGTGGCCCGCTGGGAGGTGCGTTTCGGCGCCGCCCTAGCTGACTTCACCGACAGTGCCGGCGTGCGCCATTTCTGCGTGCCGCTCGCGGAGCTGCCTGATTCCAACGCCGTGATCGATCTGCGCCAGGTTGAGCCAATCAGTGATTCCCTGGTGAAGCATTTCGCGGGGAAAAAGTGGGTTGAAGATGAGCTTAAGAAAAAGGCAGACAAGGGCACCACCCTCGGCAGCTACGGCATCAAAGACGCCATCCCGAACCTGAACATATTGCCGGGCTACAACCTCGATGTTCATGCGGGCCAATACGGTTTTCTTTCCGCAACGGATGAAACTCACCTGTGCCAGAACTGCTACTGGAACGGCTCCAGTTGGTTGCGCCATGACATCACTAAACCCGCTGTGGCGCTAATTGCCGGGGGCGGTAGTGTGCGTATCCAGCGCGTGCGCGCAGGCGCTAATCCAATCGTTTGGGAGCGCGGCGACTATGTGAGGGATAGCGGTGACACCTACAGTTCGTCGGACGTTGACCAACTGATCAAGACGATCAATACGGCCATCAGCAAGAAGGCAGACAAAGGAAAGACGCTGGCTGAGTACGGCATCCATGACGCCATTCCCAATCTGAACCCACTGCCCAATGGCAGCTTCGATATTCACGGCGGCCCCTACGCATTTCTGACTTCGATCAGTGAATCGAACGTCAGTCAGAATTGCTATTTCAACGGTTCGCAGTGGGTGCGCCATGACGAGTCAATGCCGTCAGCGACGGTGTTTGTCAACTCAGGCGGCGCTTATGTGCGTAAGGCGGAACCAGGGCCTAACCCTATTCAGTGGTCCTACAGCGCTCAACTGATGGACAGCGGCAATACCTATGACGCGAAGTCGATCGACCGCTTTTTCTTGGGGGTGAATCAGTCACTGGTACAGCAGGATAAAGCCATTACGCAGATCAACTCAGACCTCCGCAGTAAGGCTAACAAGGGTCGAACCCTCGCTGAGTATGGGATCGGTGATGCTATTCAGAACATCAACCCGCTGCCCGAGGCGAGCCTGGATCTGCACGGCGGATCCTATGCCTTTGTAACGGCTGAAAGGGAATCGCACCTGGCGCAGAACTGCTACTGGAATGGCTCAAGTTGGGTTCGCCACGACACGAGCAAACCCGCTGTGGCGTTGATTGCTGGGGCTGGTGGGTTGCGTGTTCAGCGAGTTGCCCCAGGACCTAATCCTATTGTCTTCACGGGTTCGTCCGAGGTGATCGACTCCAGTAAAAAAGCCACACCAGGTGCGGCGGGTATTGCCCCCATCGCCACGCTAGACCAGGTGGTTTCTGGTGCGGATGAGGCCAGCATTGTCACGCCGCGCACGCTGCGTTGGGGGTTCTCCATCAGTCTAGCTGCCAATGGCTACATCGCATTCCCGCGCTGGATGGGCGGGCTGATCGTTCAGTGGGGTAACGCTTACATATCCGCCAATGGCACCCAGTTTCTATTCCCGATCGCGTTCCCCAACGAATGCTTTGTTCTCAACATGGGCACGGGAGAAGACACCTCCAACAGACAAGCTGAAGTGATGAATATCACTGTGGGATCACGCACCAGGACAGGCTTTATAGGCAACGCCACCGAGGCATCGACCTACGGCTACATCGCGATCGGATACTAAGGAAATTCCCTATGAGCAAATATTTTTACAGTCCATCGCTGCACACCTTCTTGGTTGAAGGTATACACCCGAAACGACCAGGTGATTGCGTGGTGGTCAGCTATCAGGACTATTCCTACCTGCTGGCGAAGCAGTCCCAGGGCTTTCAGATCGTATTCGACGCAGAGGCCAAACAGCCCGTGGCGCGCCTGGCCCCCGGCACCAGTAAGCCCGAGCAATTGAAGGCCCTCTATCAGCAGAAGAGCGGCGAGATCAATGCAGCGTGTGAGGCCGCGATCATTGGCGGCTTCTGGTCGGCCGCACTGGGTTCGCCGCACCAATACCCCAGCAAGCTGGACGATCAGTTGAACCTCACCGGCGTGATCCTGCAGGGCTTTGATAGCCCATACGGCTGCAGAGACGCGGACGGTGTGAAAGAGCTACGACCGCACACCGCCAAGCAATTGCGCCAGGTCAGCGAAGACTTCACCACCTACAAGATGGAGCTGCTGCAGCGGGCCAACCAGTTGAAGCAGCTGCTGGACCAGGCGCTGGCAGACGGCGACTTAAACGCGCTTGAGGTGGTGACCTGGGAGAGCCTGCAGTCATGACCTGGGCACCGGTGACGATGCGCTGGCCAGACCAAGCCACCCAATGGATGGGCCAACTGTCAGCGGCCAAGGATCTGGCCAGCACTGAGCAGGCCAGTACCGCCAAGCGCTTGGCCGATCTGGACGGCAAGGCCAGCACCAACCCGGGGCCGGTGGGTGACGCCGCCCAGGGCGCGATCGTTGCTGGCCGTGGGGCATTGTCTGATCAGATGGGTGAGGCCCCGGCGTGCCTGGTGGTGACTCCGTTTCAAAGTGGTATTGGCCAGGGTCGCGGCTATCAGCGCTTCCTGTCGGCGCCGAACCTACTGCAGCAGCTGGCCGGCAAACTGGTGGACGTAAGCGACACCGGTCGGCCGGATGGCCCCAAGTTCGCCCTATGCCTGATGTTCCTGGCCACGCGCTTTGATCAGTTGGCCGAGAGCCTGGCCCGCTTCAATGCGCTATTGCCCATACCTGACCTGGTGCGAGCCGAGCGCCGCGCACGGCACCTGTCGAAGCTGGAAACGGAAAAGTGGGAGATCCCCGCCGCCGGAACTTTGCCGCGTTGGCAGGCTTTGCCCCTGGAGCGCTGCACCGTGGTCAAGGCCGCGCAGCAATCCATGTCTGGCCAGCTCGCTATCCTGGAGAGCTACGCGGCGGACAGCTCGCCCATGGCCGACCTTGCCGCGCTGGCCAACCGCAAGGCGGCTCAACAGCAGGGCCGGGATCAGCAGCTGGCCGACCTTAAAGCCTCGCTCGCCGGCGGCAACCCTGACAGCAGTATGCGCGCGCGCCTGATCGGACCAGGCAACGCCACCGAGCTGCGCCAGGCGTTGCTGGCCGGTGACGCCCCCGGGCATGAATGGGTGCTCTGTGCCGGCGCGCTCCTGGTGGGATCGGAAAAGGGGTTGAGCTTCGTCCGTGAGTTGGTGGGCCTATGACGCTGCTACTGGATGGACAAGAGGTCCGCGGCAAAAACCTCAAGGTTACCGGCAATCTGCGCATTGAGAGCGACGATCTGTCAGGCCAGACGAGCAACACCGACAAGGGGCACAAGGGTTTCAAGCCCAAGACCCTGACGGTAAGCCTAATGATTCCCTTCGTTGACCAGGTGCAACTGCGCGACCTGATGCGCCTGGTGGAAGCGACCGAAGGCGGTGGCCAGCTCAAGACCTACCGCATCGTCAACGACACCGCCGCCGCGTTTGGTATGCGCCAGGTGACGTTCACCGAAGGCGTGAGCGCCCGGGAAGACGACAATCTGCGCGGCTGGCTGATCCAGTTCACCCTGACTGAAAAGTTGTCGAACCCTGAGAAAGTCGAGGGCCGGCGATCGGGCAACGCGGTCACCGCGCAGTCCGGCCCAGGCGGGGCAGTGGGTGGCAGCGGCGGCACCGGTGGCGATTCCAACAGCGGCCCGGAAGAACTGACCGGCTTTGAAGCCACGCTGAAAAAGGTGGACGGCTGGCTGGGCGGGGCTAACACATGAAGCTGCACAAGGAGTTGGCCATCAACGGCGTGCCCTACGTCCTGGTCAAAAATGAAGTCCGGCTGGACGCGAAAAGCCCCGGCCGGGCGACGTTCACCATTCAAGCCTCGGCGCCGGTCAAGGGCCTGGTAACGCTCGATATTGGCTATAACGGCAACACGCTGCAGCGACACTTCATTGGCTACGTCGAACGCTCCACCACGGCCAGCAGCACCCAACAGGTGCTGTTCTGCCGCGAGCTGGCCGCGATCCTGGCCAACCCGTTGCCGCTGAACCTGCGTCACGTCGACCTGCGCGCCGTCCTGGTCGAGATCAGCCAGCACACCGGCCTACGCTTTCGCGTCCCGGATCGGCCCTACGCCGGCGTTAAGGCGCCGTTCTTCTACAGCCTGGCCGCTGGTTACCAAGCCATGGACAGCCTGGCCCGGGTTTTCAATATCCCCGACTTCATCTGGCAGCAGCAGGGCGACGGGGAAGTGTTCGTGGGCAGTTGGGCCGACAGCTTCTTTGGCGTTCGTTCGCCGCTGCAGCTGCCGGTGGAACTGTTCGACGACTACCAGGGCAACCAAAGCGCGATGATTGCAGCCCTTCCCGGGTTGCGACCAGGTGCAACAATCAACCACGGCGAGCGCATCACCAGTGTGGCGCTCATCGACAACCAGATGGCCATCCGATGGACGACGCAATCCGCCGCAGCGTAGAACGACAATTTCCCGAACTCACCGGTGGTTACCACCTGCCACGCTTTGCCCGCGTTGTCGCCGTGGCCGACGCCCCGGCCGGCGCCGGGATCTGTGATGACTTCCGGCCGCGCTATGCGGTCGACATCGAGGTCATGGGGCCGGACGGCGAGCCAGACAGCAAGCTGCCGATCCTGGCGGGCGTGCCGTTGCCACTGCCCACCGGTGGCGAGGAAATGGGCATCTATGCCTTTCCAGAGGAAGGCACCCAGGTTGTGGTGTGCTTCGCCTACGGCCTGCCGCACAAGCCCTATATCCAAACCATCCTGCCCCACGGCCTGAGTATGCCCAGCGTTCCGAAAGGGGACCAGGTGTGGCAGCACAGCGAAGCCTGTCAGCAGCGTGTGGACGCCGATGGCAACTGGCTGCGCCAGACTGACGGCAAGATCCACGACAAAGCGATCGAGCGCGAAGTAGATGCCATGGGCAACACTGAGCGCTTCCAGAATCACATCAGGACGGTGGATGACCATTCAACTGAGTCAGTGGGTGGGATCAAGACGATCGAGGCGCTGGGCGCGCTCAAGCTACTGTCGGGCGGATCTGCGAGCCTAGCGGCGGTGGATGATCTGCACCAGGCGACCGGGCGGGATCTGAACCTGGTGGTGGGGCAGAAGCATAACGCCACGGTAGGTGGCGATATGGAGGAAAGGATTCAGGGTTTACGCGAGAGCGTGGCTGAGGTCAGTCAGCGGCTGGTCGCGCCCAAGACTTGGTTGGGGTCTGAGGGGGTTAACGTGCTGCAGGTGCTGTGCGACTTGCTGGACTTAATAGAGCATATGAACACTCAAATAGCTATACACATCCATGCACCAAATCAACCCCCTGGAAACGCCACAGTGTTTACTTTGGCGTCAGTTACCGCCAGCCGACAGTCCGAAAAAATGAAAACTATTACAGGGTGACGTAGATTTTTCGGCAGCGAGTCTGGATGCTAAAATACCCCAGGTTTTCTGATGGTAGAAAGGCATTGTTGCCGTGGTTTATGTCCTTGTGCTCTAAGCTTGGAGTTGAAGTGCTCTAAGTTTGTCTTCGATGTAGGAAAGCGGGTCGCGCCCCGTTGCTCTAAGATCAATGAGCTGTAAGATGTCATTTTCATCTAATATTATTATCTCTTCGTGCTTGCTTAGCATTCGATGATAGATGTGTTGGTGAGCATTTTTTTTCGCTCCTTTTCGCGAAAGAATGATGCCGAATCGACCGAAGTATTTTTGCTCTTGTATGTAGCTGTAAAAAGTATCTAAATGACTTACTGATAGCTCGTCCGCATAGTTTTTTGCGTCGAACAATATATATTTGCACCCGCGCTTCAGTAAGTCGTTCAGGAATCTATGTCTTGGGGCTCTATTGTCTATTATAAAGTCTCTTCTTCTAACGCTGGTATAGTTTGGTGTCTGCTCCATCAGTTTGAAGTCTTCATATTCTGAGGCAAATATGAAGTTTAATATTTCGATGCTCAGCGTTTCAAATGCACCTCCAGTAGAAAGCGGTAAGTCTACTAGGTTCTTTTTGAGTGTGTAGGGTGTCGTCGCTTCTCCGGAGCGCAGTTCGTCAATTATCGCAAAAACTTTTTTGTTTTTTATTTTTAGAGATTTTGAATATATAAATGTGCTGTGGGAGAATGCTGGCTCTAGCTTTAGCATTCCCATAAGATTTCCTTTGTTAAATGCAAGTGTTGAGTTCTTGCAAACATACATGACTTTCCCTATTCTGCTACTTTTATATGAGAACTCACTCGGCTCGGCGTTATCCGGCAGAAATATGATTGAGTTCTCATTAAGTGTTGCCGCGAATATTGAGCTCGCCTGGTCAAACTTGGCTTCTGAATAGTTAATGACTATATGGTCCACACATTTTGTAATTCGTGTATCGCGATATACTCCAGAAAGCAGCTCGAAAAAGTGCTCTGCTAAGTGCTGGTATTCTAATTTTGTAGCAACAAGATCCAAGAAGGCTTGTTGTGCAAAATCGATTGATAGATGGTCTAGGTTCAGGTGTGCGGAGCTACATGTAGAGATTAAGGTTTTACTGTTAGCGGTGTTGTGACTAAGCTCTAGCTTTGTTAATTGTTTGTTGGTGGCGCTAAACTTTTCTACGCTTAATGAGTTGAAGTAGTAATTGTAGGTGGGTAAAAGTTTGGATAGCTTATTTTTTAAAGCCGTGAAATACGGGGAGGTGATCTCTCCGGCGCTTTCAAAAATTGGAGTTGGTTCAAATTCGGACGCCATGTGCAATTCCTTTTTTGCGGTATCTGAGTGTGGCTCATTTAGGACCGCTCACGTTTGCCAAGAGGTTGTTTTTTAACCAGAGTATTGGAGTAGTGAGATTTTGGTTCAGCAGCCTGATGAAATGTTAACCGAGCTAGTGCAAAAAGGCAGAGGGAGAAAAAAATTTTCCAGGAAAAGCACTTATCCCCCTCCCGCCGACGGGGTTTGTGTCCTTTTTTTGTGCAAAGTCAGAAGTAATGCAAGCACCGCAGCAGCCCACGCCCGCCGGGGGGCTTGTAGGCAAGCTGGCCATTGCACTCATTGCAAAGGTTTTCAGTCAAATGCAAAAGCTTTGCATAGTCAGCCTGGACGCCCTCAAAACGGCTTAAGTCGCAGCACCCCGGCCTACGGGGGCGAGAATTGAAAAGTGCAGCAAATCAAAGGTTTTTGATTTTCGGTTTGATCAAAAAAACGCTGCGCGTTCGTTACTTGATCCTGTAGCCAACAACAAGCGAAGCCCTTATGAAACGTGGCTTTCAGGAGCGCGCAACCTCAAAAAACCTTTGCACTAATTGAACAGAGGAGGGCGGTAATAAAGTATGATGAGTACTGTTTATATATACAGTAAGGATGTGGCTCAAATGTCTGTACCAATCGTTCCATGGATGGGTGGAAAGCGCCGCTTGGCCGACCGACTTATCCCGCTTTTCCCTCCCCATGAATGCTACGTCGAAGTCTTTGCCGGCGGTGCTGCGCTCTACTTCATGCGACCGCAAGCGGCGCCGGTTGAAGTCCTCAATGACATAAACGGTGACCTGGTCACGCTTTACCGAGTTGTGCAGAACCACCTGGAGGAGTTCGTGCGCCAGTTCAAGTGGGCAATCAGCTCTAGGCAGGTTTTTGAATGGCAAAAGATGACCCGTCCGGAAACGCTCACCGACATCCAACGCGCAGCGCGTTTCTTCTATCTGCAGCATCACGCATTTGCTGGCAAGGTCTCCGGCCAATCGTTCGGGACTGCCACCACAGCCCCTGCGATCAACCTACTGCGGATCGAGGAAAATCTATCTGCAGCGTGGCAGCGGCTTTCGGGTACCTACGTAGAGAACCTGCACTGGTTGGAGTGTGCCGAACGGTACGATCGAGCCCACACTTTTCATTACATGGACCCGCCCTATTGGCAAACGGCAGGTTACGGAATGGACTTCGCTTTTGAAAACTACGAACGCATGGCCGACTTCATGCGGCGCTGCAAGGGTAAGGTCATGGTCAGCATCAACGACCACCCTGACATTCGCCGGGTGTTTGAAGGCTTCCATTTTGAGACTCTAGGCATCCGCTACACCACTGCGAATCAACGTCAGGGGAAAACTGAAGTAAGCAGTGAGCTTGTGATTATGAACTGGGAACCTACGATGCTAGGAGGATTGTTTTAA